CATAAGTTTGAGTTCGCCAAATGCAAAACTGCAAGCGAAACTGACATAAAAGCGAATACCTTCAAGAATATTAACGTTTGCAACTGCTCTGAATAACTTTCTCTTAAGTTCATACCTTTCTACCTGTGCGTAAGGAACTTGTTCTTGGGCATGTTTCCAAAGTTCAGAAGTTCCATAATGTTGAGCACTATTGATAAAATCGTTATATGCTTCGGTTACGCTAACTGCACGTTCGAGAATTCTTTCATCTCTAAGAATCGTATCAAATACATCCGAAGGATCAGAATAAACATTCTTGATAATATATGTATAGGAGCGTGAATGAATCATCTCCATAAACTCCCACACCTTCATACATGCTTCCAATTCTGGAAGTGAGCAGTAGGGAGCAAATGCCATTCCAGGTCCACGACCTTGAACGCTATCAAGCATAACTTGATATTTTAGGTTAGAAGTAAAAATATGCTTTTGTTCAGGACGAAGAGATTGATAATCTCCCCTGTCTTTTTGTAAAGAGACCTCTTCAGGTCTCCAGAAATATCCCAGTTGTTGTGTTGTGAGTTTTTCAAAGATTGGGTATTTGTAAGAATCGTATCTCTGAACTCCTAGTGGTTGTCCAAAAAACATAGGTTGCTTTTTGGTGTCTACCTCTTGAGAGTTAAAAACGGTCATTTGATTAACCACTTTTTTCTCCGTGCTGTTGGTTTTAAATCTTACAAGACTCACAATCTTCTTCTCCTGAATTCAAAATGTCTTTAATTAAATCATCAACAGATGTTTTAGATTCCTCTACTTCATCTGTCTTAATATCATAAGTGTTCTGATAATAACTGGTTTTCCAGCCGTACTTATATGTAGTCAAAAGATCCTGAGCCATTACACTAACAGGAACTTCATTATTGGGATAATTCTCCGGATTATAGGACCAGTTTCCAGAAATCGCTTGATCGAAGAATTTTTGCATAACTGCAACAATATTAATATACCCACGATTGCTAGGCATATCCCACAGAAGTGTATAATTGTTCTTAAGTGTGTGAAACTGTGGAACAATTTGCTTAAGAGGTCCTTTCTTCGATTTCTTAACGGACAAGTATCCACGAGGAGGTTCGATTCCATTGGTTGCGTTTGACACAACGGAACTGCTCTCCGAAGGCATCTGTGCGGACAATGTTGAGTTCCGTACTCCATACTTCTTTACCTCTTCTCTGAGTGCTTCCCAATCATATTTGAGATTGTTTGGAACCAGTTCATCAACATCCTTTTTGTATGTATCAATCGGCAGAATACCTTGACCGTACTTAGTGCGATGAGAGTATTCACAGGCACCTTTTTCTTTTGCAAGATTGACTGTTGCCTTGATTAGGTAATATTGGAATGCTTCAGTTAGGTCATGAACCAGTTGCCAGGCACCAGGATCGTCATAGTGCTCACCGTGCTTGGCAAGATAGTGTGCCAGACCAATATAACCTACTCCAAGAGAACGACGTGCTCTGGTGGCGATTTCTGCTGCTCTGACGGGATATCCCTGAAAATCAATGAGTTCATCAAGACTCCTAATAGTAAGATCACAAAGAACTTCAAGATCCTCATTATTTTTAATTTTACCAATATTAATAGCAGAAAGGATACAGAGAGCAATTTCACCATTGGGGTCATCAATGTGTTGAATTGGTTTCGTTGGGAGAGTAATCTCCTGGCACAGATTGCTCATCTCAACTTTATCCATAAAGGATGAGTGGGAGTTACAATGGTCAATGTTCATAATGTACAAACGACCAGTTTCGGCACGTTCTTTCAGGAGATCCAGAAAGAGTTCTTGAGCACCGATAGTTTTTCTTGGAATAGATTCATTTCGTTCATAACCCACATAAAGGTCGTCAAATCGATCAGTGCCAAAAGCATCATACAAACCAGGAACATCGTGTGGGGAGAAGAGTGTAATTTCTCCGTTTTGAATGAATCGTTCATAGAAGATTTTGCTGATTTGGATACTGTAGTCTAACTTACGAACACGATTGTCTTCGGTTCCTTTATTATTCTTTAAGACCAAAATATCACTTATTTCTTGATGCCAGATAGGAAAGTGGACTGTAGCAGAACCACCTCTGATACCGTTTTGAGTACAGCACCGTACAGTTGCCTCAAACTTCTTAAGGAAGGGGACCACGCCTGTGTGCTGTACCTCTCCGCCTCTGATTTTAGCGTTGATGCCACGGATACGACCAGCATTGATGCCGATGCCTGCCCTCTGAGCAACATACCTCCCAATAGCCATATCACTGCTAAAGATGCTATCGAGGGTGTCATCAACATCAACAAGAACACAACTAGCGTATTGTCGAAGAGGCGTCCTAACTCCCGCCATGATTGGTGTCGGGATGTTGATTTTGTGTTTTGAGATTGCGTCATAATACCTCTTAACGTAGTCTAAACGGGTTTCTTTTGGATACTTGGAAAAGATGGTTGCTGCAATCAACAGATACATGAACTGGGGAGTCTCATAGACTTGTCCATTACTACGGTCTTGTACAAGATACTTATCAACTACCTGACGAAGACCTGCATAGGTAAACAAATAATCACGACCATGATCGATGAATGATTGAAGTTTATCAAACTCTTCAGCATCATACAGGGAAAGAATCTCTGCATCATAGATACCCAGTTCTACACATTTTTGCGTATGCTCCAAAACAGTGGGGCACTCGTGCATACGACCAAATAACTGCTTACGAACGGCAAATAGAAGCAGACGAGCAGCAACGAATTGGTAATTAGGATGCTCAAGATCAATCAAATCGGAAGCAGAACGAATCAGAATTTCCTGAACCTCTGCAGTGGTAATCCCATCGTAAAATTGAATACCAGATTGCATCTCAACTTGTGATGCAGATACTCCAGCAAGATCTTTACATGCCTCTTCTACCATCAAATGAAGCTTGTTTAGATCCAGACTCTCAACCGACCCATTTCTCTTAACTACGCTTGTTCCGTTACTCATACCTTCTTCCATTCGTTGAATTTGATTTTTGCTTCGAGTGCTCTATATGTATTTGATTTTAACACATTCATAACAGAAAGTCCAGCGAGCACCATATCATTAATATCTTTTTGCTGAACTGCTTTTGGCCAGATGACTACTTTTTTACCTCCGTCGATGAGTTTAGAAATTCTATTACAGATTTCCTTGTTGCGGGGTTCATTATCAAGTACATAGACAATATCATCACCCAAATTAAGACTATCGAGTAGAATATCCGATCCACACATTGCGATGGCATTTTTGACAAACGTTGAATCAAAGGGTCCTTCTGTGACGTAGATTGTTTCATCTGTACTTACCTCGTCTAGTCCATAAACTTTTGGAATACTCTCATCTAAAATCACTGTGATATATTTAACATTACTAGGTCCTAGAGATCTTCCTTGGAATCCAAAGATTTCACCTTCTCTAGTGTGTAATGGTATCACTATGCGACTTTCATCTCTTACAATCCTACTAAATGTGGATTTTTGAGTGTTAGTCCATGCCTGAAATTTGTCAGCAAAATAAAACTTTTCTGGATTTAAAAGTCTCTTCTCAAGATATTGTTTAGCAATTGGATTATCAGATGCTTTAGGCAAATCTAATTTTTTCTTAAAGGTAGGTTTCTTAAATTCAAACTTTGGTTCTTCAACTACAAAGTTCTTACCAGTATGCCCTTCCTTAAACTTTTCAAGAGTATATTGCTTATGAAGTGTTGGATCTAGTTGTTTAAGAAAGTTATTGAATGATAAACTTGCTCCACAGTTATGGCACTTGAAGTTTGTATTATTCTTGACTGGGTAAATGTATCCCCTTGTCTTGTTTTTGTTCTTCTGAGAATCTCCACAAATCGGGCAACGGAATGTGTACAAATCCGACTTAACCCTTTTGAATTTTTGAAGACGCGAAGATACGAGTCCAATATACTTGGAATCAATCAAATCCATTGTGAAGGGTTCTTATTTCAGTCTCTCTATTGTACCGTTATCTTGTGCTGGTGTCAAGATGCGAGTGACCAATCCAGAATTATTGATTGTGAAACTTACTGCTGCAAGAACTCCAATACCTATCCAAACTTTCTTTTCTAATCCTTGCAACTTTGCTAATACCGCAGTATGGTCCTTATCCATTTTATCTTTCAACTGATCCATTTTTGTAAAGAGTATATCTTCTATCTTTTCCCCATTATTAATTTTTTCTTCGTGAACTACAAGCATTTTAGTTACATTTGCATTTACTTCACTTATCTTTTCAATCGCACTCTCAATACGTTGCATCAACTGCTCAGTAGTATGAATCTTTTCCTCAAGGATTGCAACCTTTGTTTCTATTGTTTGAGGGGGTGAGTACATTGGATTACTTATAGTTGTGGTTTTTTCCAGCGAGTTCTTGCACCAGCAAACTTACCTTTACCAATTATTTCTTTTCTTCTTACCATTCCCATTACTTTATCATAACCATCAAGTCTTCCTGGAGGAGTTGCTGCATTGGTCAATCCGCCAGCACCAACTGCATTGACAATACCTTCCTCTTTTAGTTGTCGAATAATTGAGATGATTCTATTAATATCCATCATAATTCCTTTAATTTGGATAAACAGTTCATATCTTCAGGAATATCGTCTATTGATGTTTTTGGATATTCAGGAAGACGATTTAAAAATAATAAAAAACTTTTTATTGTTGGCCAAAGATCTTTTTCAAGATTATAAAATAGCAAAGGTACTGCAGCATCATCAAAGACATTAAACAATATTGTAAGGTGATTGAGAATCAAATGAATTTTCAAATCACCATCTTTTTTATAACGCTTGAGTAATCTTTTAATATACCGTATACGTTTTAAATCGTCCTCAAAATCGTCTTTGGTGACTGCCTGAGGATTATCATAGAATTTTATAGCAAATAACATATAGTTATCTTCATTCAACTCATCAAATCTCATGTTAATCTATTATGCAATAGTTGGATTTGCATCATAAATTGGAAGATTTCCAGTAGTAATACCAGACATTGCAACAAGAACTTCCGATTTAACTCTTAAAGTTCCATTACTGTCATTATATGTAGTAACACCAACCCAACCCTCATGAGTCAATGCATATGAAGTTCCTTGAGCAGCGGCAATGCCAGCATCAGCAACACCATAAATATGTGGTTCATAATTAGTGTTGCTTTCACTCCAACGACTATCACGAACAGTGTATTTTGGAAGTTCACTAATATAGTAAGTTGCCGCAGAAACTGCCCCACCACTAAGTCCCGTTGTGGAAGCAATAGAAAGTGTCGTCGTGCTTGCGATACCCACAATGACAGCATTTCCAATTTCACCCAATGTGCCAAAACGAATTACATCTCCAGTAGCAGCAGCTCCAACTTGCCCAAAGCTAGTTCCACTACCAGTTACTACAAGAGTACTATAATTTAAAGTTACTGTTCCACCTGAAAATTTGTTATCATTATTTCCCCAGAGTGCCATGTCTTTTACTCGTAAAGATTATTTCTAATAGTATTTATAAAAAAAGGAGACCTCAAGTTTTGGTCTCCCCTTTACGTTTATAAGAAAAATCTCAAGGAGTAAGATCTTTGCCGCCCCTTGCTTTTAGGGCATTTTGTGCCTGAATAAGAATGAGTGAAAGAATACCGTTTGCTTTGATTTTTGGGTTTGCTCCAAGTGCTTCCGAAACTGCAAAAAGAACAGTTGCGATAAGTGCTTGGTTAGCAAGTGCCCATGCGATGAGTGCTGACATAATAACCTCGTGTGAATGAAACCTGGATTATTTAGAATCAGTCAAATCTTGAACTCATGTTTTCTTCACCGCGCTTTGCAGCATCACGATTTCTTTGCACTTTTTGAGCAGGTGACATTGGACCACCACGTTCGCCAGCGGCCGGTGGTTTTTTACCTGGTTCTTTTTTCTTTCCTCTTGGTTCAACTCCTGCTCTGCCAAAACCCATCATTTTAGATACAATTTGAAATGCCTTATCATCTTTGGCACTTCCACCTTTTGGTTGAGGTTTACCCTTTCTGTAATTGATTCCGGTTTCTTTCGCGTATCTTGTCTTTTCATCAATAACTTCACCATCAAATTCAACCTCTTCAGGCCTATACTTATCTCTTCTTGCTTTTTGTGCCTCTGGAGACATATTTGCAGGTTGAAGAACTGCACGTGCAGCACCTTTTACTGCTTTACCAATTGGATCAGCAACATTTTTTTGGAAATTTTTTGCTCCTTGTTCAGAAGAAGTTCTTGGATTCGATAAAAGATTGCCAGCAAGTTTCGAAATTCCAACACTTAATCCAGCACCCTCCTTAACATCTTCTTCGTCTGAAATCATTACAATAGGATTTTTAATACCCATTCCAGATCTTAATTTATTTTTAATTACCTCTTTCTTAGCATAATCTCCCCTAGTATCTCTTTTTGGTTCAGAAGAATCGCAAGCAGTTTCTTCTTTATGAACAGGAATTCCTTCATGTTTTGTTTTAGCAAAATCACGAATTTTTTTCTCTGACATTGTATCAACAATTTTTAAAACTTCGGCACTTACTTCAGAACGTGATGTTTTTCCCCTTTTAACAGAAAGAGCAAGTCCAAAAAGTTTTTGTTGTTGCTCACTTTCTGCTTTCTCATTTAAATTGTGAACTTTATTAAGAAACTTAGAATAACTATCTTCTGAAATACCCATCTTAGGGGAAAGATTTATGACCTTTCTATTGGTCCCTTTCATTACATTTATGGTCGCATCCTTAGGATTTTTTTTTTCCTTTACTACTTCACCAATAAATTCTTCTTTTTGGGTGGCAATTGCATTACCAATTTTTTTGCGGCGATTCTTTAGATACTTGTCATTCTTATCCACCTTACCATCATTATCAATATCATCATCCTCTTGACCTACCGGATCAAGTGCTTCCATTCTTGTCTTCATTGCATCGCCAATTTTTTTACGGCGATTTAATAAGTACTTATCATTAGGATCATTTTTCTTACCATCATTATCAACGTCACTATCTTCTTTTCCTACAGCATCAAGACCCTTACCAGATTTTGCTGCTGCGGTTCTTTCACCCTTTGACCTTTCACCTTCATATGGAGTTCCATATTCGGTCATTTCAACTGAATCAATATTTGGATTAGAACGAAGTTCCGAAATTTTCTGACGATCTGCATATCTTACATAAGATACGCCATTTTTATCAGTAACTCTAACTTTATATTTCTTATTCGCAGAATTAACATACTTATTGAGATGTGCTTTTAATTCTTCAATATATTCTCCAGAATCTTCAGAATAATCTTTAGAATTTCCTTCTACAAAAACTTTAAATAGTGCATTTGCAACACTAGTTGATGCTAGTTGCTCAATATTAAAGTCCTCTGCTTGCATTCCACCTTCAGAAAAAAGTGCCTTTCTTACTTCCATTTTTTCCGATTCACTCATAGAACTATTTTGCATATATTGGGAATATGCTTGACGAAGAGGAATACCTTCTCTTCTTGCACGATATCTAATATCATACTTTGCCTGCCTAACCCTAGCTTCTGGGGTTTTTTCTTCACGATCACTTTCACCGTCATTAGACTTTGATTTTACGGATAGTGAACTTTGGGGATGCTTTCTTGCAGGAAGTTCCTCAGAAATATGATTTTTCATGTGAGAATTTAATTTGCTACTTTTTTTTCCTATTCTTATTTATGAAATTCTTTATACGAGATAATCCCATCACTTTCATGGCATTCTTTCTGTATCCATCTGTACCAATTAAAGTATTTGGTTTATCCGGTAATCTCATAGTTCTAGACATACTTTTTTCAGTATAAGATTCCGAAACATCCTTTATCCAGGATTTAAACATCATTCCATTTTCAGTGACACAAATTAAATAATTTGTTCCCCTACGGATGATTTTACCAACCATTCCAGTATTGACATTTTCAACTATTTCTCCAATATTAAATATATTTTTTTTGATATAGTTTTCTCTCAAAGATTGAGCATCAAATTCTGGGGCAATTTCCCAAATATTATATCCCTCCTGCTGCATGTCCAGAATTTCCATTCCTTGACGAACCATATCAAATAATTGGATTACTTCTTTATTCGACATTCCTGTAGGAAGTCCTTGACGGAAAGTAATCAAATCACCTTCGGCAGCTGCCAATCTTAGTCTTGATGCGGATATTGATTCAAGTCCATCTCCATCAGGATCTCTTTCTCCAGCAGAAATAACTTGAATGTTGTCAAATTGATACAATTGCCCATTATAGTTATTGGAAATTTTTTCAAATTCCTTAACTCTATCTGAACCAGAAACAATTATAATATCTGCATATCCATCATTATATGCCTTTTTTAATACATCAAAAATAGTAATAAAATTTGGATCATTTACTATTCTTTCACTATGATCTGGAAAAATTTTTCTCATTATTGAGATTTTTGTATCAGGATCTAATGGATTTTTCTTTTTATCCTGACTACGTGAAGGAACAATTATATAATCACCACCACTTTGCATTGCAGTATCATATGCAATATCCATCAACTGTTGATGACCAATAGTAGGGGGGTTAAAACGTCCAAAAACAACTACTAAAGTTCCTTTGGTTTTTTCGACTGGTTGAGGAACAAATTCTGGGGTTTGAATTTGATTTTCCATATTTGGATCAACTACTGTCTGATCTAACGGTACTTGATCAATTGCTACCTGGTCCATAGATACTTGATCTGCCGCAGGTACGATTGGTTGTTGCACAGGTGCTAGTTGTGGATCCACATAACTTTTAGAAGCAATTTCCTTTTCTCTTGGAGTTTGTTTTGGATCCTTCCCAGGAATTCGCTGCCTTTTGTTATAAAATTGGAGTTTTCCGTTCACGGTTTTTGCTTCAAATTCGCCGGTAGCCCTATTATACCACCCACCATGCCCATCTGGGGCAAGTGCCAAGCGTTTTGCTTGATCGGATGCGGCGGTTGCTTCCGTTAAAAATGTAAAATAATTTTTCATTATCTATTTTGATATTTTTTTAGAATACTTAAGATTATCATTTTTTTATTTTTGATAATATATTCTAATATATTTGCCCTAATCTTTATATATTTATTCTTTACTCCGTTTGATCTAATATTTTCCAATTTGCCGTCAAAAATAAAATAAAAATACGTCAAAAAATCTTCAAAAATTTTTTCTTCAGAATGAAATTTGGTATTATAAAATTTTAAAAATTCTCCTAAAAGATTATTAATTACATCTTTTTCAGAATTATTTCCAAGTATATTCATGTTTTTAAAATATTTATGGAGAATAGCGGACTCGAACCGCTGACATCCTGCTTGCAAAGCAGGCGCCAGGCGCTCTACCAACTGAGCTAATTCCCCAAACTTAAAAGATAATCTCTTGAAATTATTTGATCAAAGCATAGCACATATCTTGGCGTTTGTAAAGTATTTACAACTTTATGTTTTGTTCTTCCCCAAAAAAATACAAATTCATTATTTTTAAAATAATGTTTTTTTGGACTCTTTTCATCACCCAAATATAAAGCACATTCACCACATGAATCTATGTTAACATCAATTGTCCACAGTCCACGAATTATAGCATAATCTTTAGTTTCTGGGTCAGGATCAATATGCCATTTTATTTCCTTTCCAGGAAATACAACACTTATCCCAACTCGTTTTTTAATTCCAATTTCAAAAAGAGATGATTTTAAAATTGGAAAGTATTTACAATTATCAAAAATAAACGTGGAATTTTCATAATTAAATTCTACATTCTGATTATAATTTTTCTTTAATTCATTTTTAATACAATCATTTGCATGTTCGAAAAGTAAAGCTGCAATTTTCCATCCAGCATATGGAGAATCTTTTATTTGAGAATAATTATTATCACCATTCCAATTTGTCCAGATAAGATTTTTTTTACATTCAAAAAATTCTTTTTGAATTTTATCAAATCTTTTAGTCAATAAATTTAATTTTGGATTAATTTCTTCCAAAGTAAAAAATTTTTTCATCAACTAAAAATAGAATGTATTTCATTATCACGTATATAGTCGATACAAATAATAGACCTAGAAGTTGATAGATTATTTTCAACTCTATGTTCTTGCATTGGGTGAAAAATATAAAATTCTTTATTTTTAAATAATTTTGTATCTATATTTCCAGTTTCAGAATCTCTAAACTGAATAAAACATTCATTATTGTGTTCTTCAACAATATCTAAACCCCACAATATCCTTAGCAATTTAACTCCTGGTATATAATCAGTATCATAATGCCAATCCAAACTAATTCCCGGATCTAAAACATTAATAGAACATACAGTCAATAAATTTATTTCACGTAAAGTATTTTTTAATATTGGAAGATGTGAGGTATTTTTAATAAAATTTTTTCCATCTGCAAAAAGAGCTGCAACATGCCATCCATATTTTTCAATATTTCTTCGATTTGCTGCAGCATATGTATTTAAATTTATTGTATATCCAGAATGTATAGATGAAATACTTTGTTTTTGTTCTGAAGTAAAATCTTTAAAAATTAATTTATCTTTATTTGAGGAATATTCATTTAGGATTAAATCATGATTATCAACCAATAATTTTAATTTTGGTTCTATTTGATTATAATCAATTAAATAATCCATCAGATATTATCTTCAAATATTAGTAAAAAATTAAGAAATTGCTGACTCAATCTTTTCATCAAGGTCTATAATGACCAAACGAATATCAGTAATACGAGGAGGAACAGAACCCTCATCATATGTGTATCCTTTTTGGTGTTCAAAAAGAAGTTGACGAACTGCCGCAGCAGAACGAACATCCATCTTAATAGTCACTTGCTTCTCTTTACTCACAGGTCTCCCTCAACACGATTTTCAGAACGATAAACATCAAAACTACCCTCTGGATAACGAGCACTCAGTTTCTCATAGTTCATTTCAAGAACTTCCTCAAAAGTAATATCCAGTGCCATACACGCTTGTGCAAGATACCAACACAAGTCTCCAAGTTCACGCTTCATATGAAAGACATTCTCTTCAGTATAAGGTTTTCCTTGAAGAAAAATCTTTTTGACTACTTCGGTAAATTCACCTGCCTCGGCACTCATACCAAATGCAGCAGTTAGTAGACGAGGAACATCAGCACCTTGTTCTTCCAGTTCATTCAAACGCTCAACAAGTTTTGGATATTCACTACTTGCTGGACTGGTGGTTTGACGAACAAATTCAATATACTTATTAGGTTCAATAGTTGCCATATTTAAAACTTAAATCCTTTGAATGATTTTTTAGATTTGCTTTCTTCATAATTATACTCCTCTTCTTGTCCGCTGTCAACTATATCCTTTTGTGCGGATTGCTCCACATCATAAAGTCTCATCTTTGCACGATCAATACCTACTACAAAACGCTTGAATACTGTTGGATCATTATAACGATTTTTCAATTGTTTCACCATAATCTGCCCTAACCCCTCCAACTCTTCAGTAGAAATAAGGGCAAACATAAGATCAGCAGTAGCAGGGAGGCCAAAGGACTCACTAGTATCAGTAAGTTCAACATCAGAGTTCCCATAACCACTACGAGTAGTCTGGGTAGCGGAAACAATAGGAACATTGAATTCAACTGCCAAACCCCTAAGTTCTTCTGCAATTGACTTGATATATGAATAAGAATTTGCAGAACCATTTGCCTTATGCCTACTGGAAGCACAAATATTAAGGTAGTCAATGAAAATAATATCAGGTCGGAATGATTTCTTAAGAGCAAGTTCATTCAATAGTGCCTTGAAATGTCCAGAGTGTGCAGAAGCAGTAGGATACTCCTTAATGATAAGAGATCCTTGAGTTTTCTTTGATAGACTTGTTACTTTGTTCTCAAATGTTGCACGTGGGAGGTCAACCAATTGCTGAATCGGGACATTGAGAAGGTTCGCATCAATTCTCTCTGCAATTCGCTCTTCCGCCATCTCAAGAGTGATGTAGAGTACGTTCCTGCCTTGTAACAACGCGGCACTAGCAACATGGCACATAAAGAGGGATTTCCCGACTCCCGTACCAGCGAGAGCAATATTGAGAGTCTTATTAGGTATGCCACCTTTTGTGATTTTGTTGAAATATTCCAGATCAAATTCGATCTTATCTTCTT